TATCGTTCTTCGCGCCGTCGCGGACGAGCTTCAGTTCGAGCTTCTCGAGGATTTCGGACACTTTTTCAATCGCCATTGCTTCCGTCTTGGAACTATCGCCATTTTTCTCGAGACCCGTGGCGCGACGCTGTGAGTCGGTAGTTTCCGCGCGTTTCCGTTTGTTGGCGGCTGTCTTGGCTGGTGCGTGTTCTGCTCTTCCCAATGCCGCCCATATTTCGGCGGCTGCTTCTGTTGCAAATGTGTATTTTTGGTGTCTTTTTTTGTTTGCTCCGTAATAGCTTGCGTACCATTTTCCAGTTCTTTTTAGGAAAGTAGGCATTTGTATTGGGTTGGAGGTTGAAAACGCTCCAATAACTGTCCAATAATTGTCCAATAATTGTCCAACAATTGAATGTGGCAAAAAACAATTTAAATTTAGAATTTAGAAATGGCAAAAAAAACAATTTAAATTCAGATTTTGTAGGACCAATTCTCAATTCTCAATTCTCAACGCCGGCGTGGTGGTCCGGTTTTGCGGCTTGGTTTTTGTTTCTTACGTGGAGACGTCCGGCCACGTGCGGAAAGTTTGCGTATTTGACTTTTCTTTCTTCTGATTTTAAGGCCTTTTTCGCGAGCCGCGGTGGCTCTAGCGGCAGATCTGGGACTAGAAATCTTTGATTTGTATTTCTTTAGTTTGTTATAGTTAGACGCTGGAGACCACATCGGTTTAAACGGGATCATTCCACGCGCGAGTTCCTTCGGGAACCGGTCGGTTGCCGCTACTGTTTTCACACAAACTCGTTTCCCACTGTGTTTTCTTTTCGATCTGCAGTTCAGATCATTACCATGGGCTTTTTTGTGACGGCTACAACGTCTCGTTTTTTGGCTAAATCTACAACCCGACATTTCGGATGTGTTTTTATTTTAGTTAATATTACTAAATAAAAAAACGCGTTTACGCTTAAATTTAAATTTTATTTTCCCAAAAAAAAATGACTGATTCCAACGACACTAGAAAAGCTCTAAAATTATTTGCACAGGCACACATAGAAAAGAAGAAGCTGTTACAAGAAACGCGTGTTGAACGCGGGGAGAACAATAAAGAATTGCAAAAATTGAAATCAAATTTATTAGAACACCTAAGTCGGTCTGAGAGTAATGCGATGACGTGGAGTAACGACGAATCATCTGGGGTTGTGAAATTAAAAACAAACAACAGCAAAAGGAAGTTGAACGAAACGCACGTAAGGGACGTGATTGAAGATCTTGAAGAAGTAGATATTCACGAGTGTCTCGGCGGTGAAACCTTTGACATTAAAGTTGCTTCACTGGCAGAAAAAATCACCAAATCGGTTGTCGCCGCGCGAACCGTAACTACAACAACAGCAGACGTTAAAGTAGGAACTATCAAAAGGCAACCTAAAAATGCAATTGCCGCGTCGGATTCAATCGTTTCAACTGCACAACAAATAAATAAAATTCTTACGACACTTTCTGATATTAACAAACAACACAAAGAAAAAATGATGCATCTAGATCATAAAATAAAAGAAAATTCCTGTATTATTGAGAATATGTTAAAATCACAAAATTCAACAACCCAAAAAATCAACGTGAAAGACGAAAATGACAAGAGCGATACTTATTTCATTAGACTAAAACCAATGTCGCACAAAAAAGAAACTCCGCGGGGAATTTCATCTGAACGTTTTCATGAAGTTCTCGTTAATGTTTTGAAAGAGATCCTAACCGAAAACTCCGCAAATGAAGAGTATGTTAAGGTTTTTATGGAAAATAGAGAAGCTATTATCAATCTCATGATAACAAATTGCATCGAAAGCAAATCAAAAAATGAAAAAGAAATTGAAGCCGATACCGAAACAACCGAAGAAAATATTTTCAAGTTGTCGTTTGATAAAAGCACCGGTCGCAAAAGAAGTTACAGTGACGTGAACGCGTAAAGACAGTACTTATTTGGAACATTGGAAAATTAAAGAGTGAAGACGTCAGTGTTGTTTCCCAATAAGATCTTTTTTTTAATTTTATCTACTTTGTTCACCATCAATGTCCATTTGTCAATTTCCAACGTCTTTAAGCAGCTAAAATCGACGATACAGCCGGAATAGTGAGCTAATTTTACGATACATTTCTCAATATTTGCTTTTGAAAATTGCGGATACCATATCCTTTTTACTTTAACTTCGTAGGAACTTACATATTCAATCCAGAGAACACAGTTCGGCTCCGTTTTTTTTTCGAACCAACCAAAATAAAGGTCCTTGGGCCGCCGATGATATATATCGAGAGAGTTGTGTATTACATGCGTATACAAATCTTTTCTTTTCCAAGAATTAGAAATATGTTCGCATTGTGAAACGGAGAGTTCTCGCAATGATTGTCGTTGTGAAATCTTAAACGGGGAAACGGCTCCACATGAGAGCAAGAACAAGAGCACCAAAGAAGAAACGCCCATTTTTCAATGAGTCTAGATTTTTCTTTTTCTTTTATCTAGAATTTAGCAAGTCGAGTTGAAAGACATTTTAGGGTGTCACAAATCTTGCCACGCGTGCACGCAACATGAAAACCATAGTACATGACCTACCACCGCCGCGATTGCACGTTTTGAAACGCATCTTGGGGTTTCTTCGTTTTTTTGCTGGTTGTAGAAAGTATTACGTAAGCATTTCTGATTTGTTAAAGGTTTCTGTAAGAATTGAAGAAAAGTTATACACGAGCGGGAAGAAAACGTTTTATCATCGGCTCAATGAAGATCAATTTCTTTTTTCCAAGCTGAATATTATTTTTTCCAATTAAAAAAAATAGTATTGGTAAACAAATGCTACTGTTCTCTGTGATACTTGTAATTCTCTTATTTACGTTTTGTCTTTTGGTATTTTCTCTAAGAAATCAACAACAAGAAAAACCATCGGCTACGAGCCTAAGTCGAAGTAACCAGAAATTCACGATTATCGTATCTGCATCTCCTGTTCCTTCTCACCCTGATCTGATATGTATAAAAACAATTCTTAAGTCTATTTTCGCGAGATTATCGGGGAACATAGACAAAATAATTTTAGCTCACGATATTATACCCGATGATACATGCAACAAAATCAGAATCCACGCGTGTTATCCGAAACATAAACGGGAAGAATTCAAGGATACGTACCCAGAGTACATGAAAGCACTTAAAAATTATCTAAATCAAAACACTTTCAAAGTTCCCGTAGAAATAATCGAAGCCGAATATTGGGGTGGTTTGACGGGAAATATTAACAATGCCATGAAACATGTAAATACTAAATACGTCATGTTAGTACAACACGACTTGGAATTTGTAGAAAATATCAACGTAGATGATATTATTATCGACATGGAAAAAGATGAAGAACTGAAACTAGTCAGTTTTAACAAAGATCCCAATTCCGTTATGCTGAGAGATCCGACGAAGACCGGGGTTTTGCAAATCTGTCACAATATAGAAGCCGCGCCAAAAGACCAGGGATTTGGAGAAACGAAAAAAACACAAACAGGAAATTCATACACGAGAACACCTTGTTATACGGACCAAAATCATATAATTAGCACGGATTATTGGGAAAGGACAATATATCCACAATGTGAAGAACCCCGTTTTATGGAACATTCGATAAACAAATTATCGCCGTATGATTCAAAACAGTTTGGAACCTTCGTGTACGGTGATTTTAGCACACCAAAACAGATCCATCACATAAATTGCCGACGTTTGAAACCCATTCTATCCAATAAGAATTGAACTCTTAGAACGATTTAGTAATACGGAGACGCTAATGTAGCTTATAAATAATATGATTCAAAAATTCATGAATACCTACCCCTACCAAACTCTTCATAAGTGAATTGATAACAAGTGGCGCACAAAACTCGACCATTAGAGAAATATTTATATGATTCTCGTTTTTTTTAAGCACCCGGGGAACATCTTTCATTGTGCGGAATGTTGTATACAACAACAATAACAGCGCATTTCGAAGGGGATAATCATCACCAAAGATATTTACTTGGTGTCCATCTTCAACATAATCCGTTAATTTGTTTCCACATTCATAAGAGACTGGCTCAATAATATTATCTAGGATAGTTTCTTCTTCTTCGTAGCTTGGTATTACTTCCTTATTAAACCCCCGTTTGAGACTAAAATACAAATCTTTTTTAATATGGGGTTCTTCTATTTCAGATGAGGTTTTATCAGCTAACTGTTTGAGTGAATTATGACTGTTGCTTTTTTTTATTTTCAGGACTAAATCTTTGACTAAATCTTTTAATAAAGTACGACTACTTGATCTTCTCATCTTATCCTTTAGTATACTCGAGTGTTTTAATAGAAGATAAGAATAAAAAAATAAAAATTAAACGGCGGCTTTTCCCTGGGCCTCTGTCTGGATACTCTAAATTATCTTTGCTCGCTTTGGTTGTTGTTTTGTTGTAGCCACGGTTTCTTCAAACTCCAGTAAAAGATTTCGAGCAGTTGTTCCCCAGCAATATTTCCTGAAAGATTCCTTGAAAGATTCCTTGGAAGATGTTTTAGAAGCAACTGGTAGTAAAGGTTTCTCGTCTTCGCTGGATAGGTGTTCCAAGCCGATGTCGAGAAGCGACATGATGTTCCGTGATGGTCCGCGAACCGCGTTTTTCTAGATCTTGGGTTGATTAATCTTTATCTAGATATTTTGGGGTTTGGGTTTGGTTTGGGAACATGGCGATGCAAATTGACAGCACTGGTCCGTTTGATCCACGTGATCAACCAAACTACACCAACAAGAGATCAGAATACCATTCATGTCTAAAAGAATACAAAAAAATTCGCCAGTTGCAATTGACATTGAAAAGTAAGGTTAATCATTTTGAAATGATGTTGAAGCAATTTCAAAAAAAACACACGGCCGCACAAAAAAATCAAACTTGTTTGCAGAAAAGATTGAAGCACTTAATCTTCAAGCAAAAAATCATGAATAAACAAATCAAACTTGAAAAAATGCTATCGCACGATATATACTCTTTTTGGACCAACACAGACTGGTCGACAAGGAGAATGTTGTACATTATGCTTTATGTTTACAGCGATTTTTCGGAAACCCCGACGTACTTACAGCCCCCAAACAACGTAGAAGATTCGGAATATACATTGAGAGATGAAATTAAACAGAAGAATTATTACATAAGCCAACTAGCACACGAAAAGCAAGAACCGAGTTCGTGTGATATCTTAAACATGTGTTTAGAGCACGAATATGATTGGCAGTTTATTGAATCTCTCGTTTAACTATTTCGATTCCTGCGCACGCCGCCCCCGTCCGTAGAATTGTAAATACTTATATATTTTCTAAATCGGAATTGCAATCGGAATTGCAATCCGAAAAGTCATACGAAGAATCATAGGAAGAATCATCATCTTTCTTGGAGATGTGAGACTTGTGAGAAGGGCTTAGTGATTCCTCGTCGTAATGTTTTCTCATATTGTGGTATTTCAACTGCTGTATTTGACTGATGTCTTTTCCCCTGATTCTACCTTTAGGTTCCGGCTGAGGCTCCGGTTCCGTTTCCGGTTCCGGTTCCGGTTCCGGTTCCGGTTCCGTTTCCGGTTCCGTTTCCGGTTCCGTTTCCGGTTCCGGTTCCGGTGGTGGTTTTATCCCCATGATTTCAAGAATTTTTCTTCGGTCTACTTCGTCTACAAAATTGTAAAGGATTTCATTTGAATCTTCGGTTATTGTTGTTTTGTACTTTTTAAATTCTTGCTGTGCATTCTCGTAAGATTCTTTGGTTTTTAAAAATTGTGCTTTACTTTGTAAAAAGGTATCTAGTTTTTCTTTAATTTGATTTATAATTCCATCAACACCTTCAAAATCACTTCTATGTGTCGTCGTTTTCAAAAGCTCATTCAATGAGGTTTCAACATTTTCGCGCGTAATAATTGTGTTGGTAGTATTGCACACTTGACTAACAAAATTGTTCAATTCAATGCAAAAATCAGTCAAGTTTTTTTGTTCGTAGCAGGTTTGCAATTCTTCTTTTCTAAGGTCAGTCTGAGGCATTGGTGATTTTCGCTTCTGCCTTTTAGCGTCCACCTTAAATTCCGGAATAGACCAGCCTTTCTCAAAAGCTGGAATATTTTTTTGGTTTATGACTCGGTTTTTATCATATTTAATTTTGCAATGATGGTGCGTTTCGTTGTCCTTGAGCTCAATGAATTCGCAATATAAATTAGAATTCTTTCTATTCGTCTTGAATTTAATTTTTAGAATATCAACATTTTTTTTCTCTCCGTGTAGAAAGAAAATGCCACCGTGCTCCCCGTGCAACTGTCGAACGTTAGAATCAGCATCTTCCGTGGATCTCCACGTTCTATTGCCGAGAATCACCCTCATCTTGCTGTCAATTCAACTCTCATGTTGTAGAAAATCTAGATTTTTCTGGAGTTTTTTATTAATACATTTTTATAATGATATTCAATTTTGGCAAATACAAGAGCAAAGAATTATCCTTCGTGATTGAACATGACATTGACTATGCTTTATGGGTCCTTAAAAATGTAAAAAAGCTTGGAGAAAATGAAATTGAATTAGAACTGTTAAAAACATTGATCCGAGAAAAACTATTGTCCATGGTTGATTTGCTTGTTAATGCCGTTGCCGAGGCTATACTAGACGTGTTGATTATAGAAAATATATGGGGTAGTGCTTACTAGATACCTATAATACCTCGCAAAAAGTCTAGAACCGATTTCGGTGTAAACAATCCACAACTTTTCCGTCTTTTCCGTCTTTTCCGTCTTTAGATCTATAAAAAAAAATATGCATCTACAAATAACACAACACAAGTGATAGTAAAATGGAAACTTGGAAAATAATCATTATTTGTTTATCATGCATTCTTATTGCAGCCGGAATTTCAGCTGCTGTAGTAATATTTACAAACAAAAAATCTTCTGATGACACTACTACCGAATACAGCGGCGGGGGGCTCTCCTATCAAGCCTTGACAGTCACATATAATGTTACTGACGACAGCCCAGCTCATTACAAACTGACATCACTAGATAATGTAGAAGATAGGATAGGTGCTATTCACACAAACAGCAATGACCCCGACATAACAGTCTGGGTAGGTGATACAATAGGTTTCGTCAAAAATTCATCTCATGTCATGCAAATACTTAGTGATGGTGGACAGGGACTGCTTCCGGGAGATTGTGCTGAACCACCGGCTGGTGGTTCAAATTGCTACCAACTTGACGATGGTTCTGTTACTTATGAAACTGATAATGTGGGAGTTACATTTACACCAAAAACAGCCGGTATCTACTATTATCAATGTAATTCTCATGAAGATATGCACGGCAAAATCACGGTCGATCCTATCAACACTTCCTATTCCTATTAGTGTCGATAACCCAAAAAATATACATCTACAAATAACACAACACAAGTGATAGTAAAATGGAAACTTGGAAAATAATCATTATTTGTTTATCATGCATTCTTATTGCAGCCGGAATTTCAGCTGCCGTAGTAATATTTACAAACAAAAAATCTTCTGACGACACTACCTCTGATGACACCACTATTACAGTCAGATATGATGTTAATTACCACAATTTTAATCATAATAATTATTATCAACATTACAAACTGACATCACAAGATAATGTAAAAGATAGGAGAGAAGTTCTTCACACAGACAGCAATGACCCCGACATAACAGTCTGGGTAGGTGATACAATAGAATTCGTCACCAATTTTTCCTATCCCATGAGAATACTTAGGGACACAGGAATGGGAAAGATTGGAAACCAACAGAGTGGCCACACTCTTAATGATGGTTCTGAAATTTTAAGTGATGGAATAGTTACATTTACACCAAAAACAGACGGTACCTACTATTATCAAAGTAGTATTCACGAAAATATGCACGGCAAAATCACGGTCGATCCTATCAACACTTATTACAATTCACATGATTGACTCCACTCCAGAGTCTTCTTTTTTCATTTGAAACAAAACAAAACTTGTTCGTGTTTATTGACTGTCTTTTAATTTAAAATTTTACAACAAGCAAGTGATCATTCATGGAACAAGAGGTGCAAAGCCTTCTTTCCAACGTAAAAGTTCAATCTTTCGAGGACGATTCTATGATCAACACAATATCAAAAATAGAAAATTTACTCGCTACTAATCACGTCAGCAAGAATTTAGGTATTGAAGCAGCAGCGGTACTCGGATACTTCTATGGTAAGACGCATAGGTACGACAAAGCTCAGAAATGGTTAAAAAAAGTACCATGTGATGAAGACGATCAATCGTGGGGGGTATTTAAAGATATTTTAGTTCCATTATTCTCGGGAAACAAGAAAGAAGAAAAAAAGACAATTGCATCCTTGAAACAAAGGTTGGATAATCTTTTAAAAAGAGATAGTTTACACATTGAAAACGTGTTGTTTCTGGATCACTCCTTTTGGTACGCATATCTTAATACAAACCCGAGGATTTTGTACGAAAAATATACACGACTTCAGATGAACGTGTATCCACAACTCGCTGCTTTTGATTACTCGGAAACAAAAGAAAATGGTTCTCATAGAATCAAACTCGGAATTATTTCAAACGGGTTGCTACCGGAAACCAGCTTGAGCTTGAATCCAATGAATATTCATAGCTCAAGCATTAGCGATAGTTTCTATTCTACTTTCCTGAACATGTCTTCCGATATGTTCGAGGTAATATTCATTTATTATAATCAAAAACAACCATTTCCCAAAGATCCAAATGACAAAAATATGTACATAAACGCCCTAGAACCAACTGCAAGTTCAATATTAAAAACCCAACGGAGGATTGCTGATTTAGAGCTAGATATTTTGCTGTTCTTGGATCTTCATATAGAACCCGCTTTGAATTGGATTGCCTTGTCTAAACTGGCCAAAATTCAAATGTGTACACATGGTCATCCGGTCACGTCTGGAATACCGAGGGATGTTATGAATTACTTTGTTTCTTGGGAGGCTGCCGAGTCAAAGAATGGGCAAGAGTATTACACCGAAGAGCTCTTGCTTATTCCAAAAGATGTAATGTGGGAAGTATTTGTTCCACGAAACAACGAAGCAAGCGTTTCTATGTTAACCGGGATACCGTGGGGGCACATCACGAGGAACGACCTAAATGAAACGTTGGGTCCAATCGACGTCGACTCCAATTGGTATTTTTCGGCGCAAGCGGTTTTCAAATTCAACTACAAATTTGACTTTATTTTAAAAGGAATTCAGGAAAAGGACCCAAGCGCCTTTATTATTATAATCCGAAACGACGGACAGTTATCTGCGATGAACGGATTCCTGAAGCGGCGTCTAGAAAAAAACGGCGTAGACATGGGCAAAATCATCTTCGTTGATAAAATGCCCCATCACATTATGATGGCTGTTTACAATAACGTAGACGTAGTTTTAGACAGTTACTTTTTCGGAGGAGATACGACCACTCGAGAAGCGTTCGAGGTCGGGGCCCCCGTTATAACACTTCCACACAAATACCTAGGTACCAGATGGACACAGGCATATTACACACACATTGGAATTACCGATTTAATAGCTAAAAACATAGAAGACTACGTAAATTTAGCTGTATACGTGGCTGGCGATAAAGAGTATTCTTCAAAAATGAGACAAAAAATAAAGAAAAACTCAGCTAAATTATTTCATAGTAAACATGCTTCTCTGGCATGGGGGGTCGTTTTTAAAGATGTATATGACAAATTTTTAGACCGAGACCAAGACCAAGACCAAGACCAAGACCAATATAGACCCAACAACATCATCTTAAAAGCTCCGGATTCAAAAGAAACTGCTCTGGGTGGTTCAGAACTTATGTTGCAGAGGATCAACGATCTGTTGGATTCTTCCAAGTTTAACATTGTCACAAATGCAGGTAGTTCCGAAATAGACCCCAACAAAGCAACTATATACTGGTGTCACGACCTTCCGAATGATCCCATGTACGAAGACGTAGACAAGAAAAACACGTTTGTATTTGTCTCCGAGTACCAAAGGAAATGTTTCCTGAAAACTATGGACTTGAACCCGAAAAGATGTCATGTAATACATAATGGAATATATCCAACCGAACCCCACAAAAAAAATAAATCTATTTGTAGATTAATTTATCACTCAACACCAAACAGAGGTTTAGACGTTCTAGTTACCGTATTCGAAAAGCTAGTACCGATGTTTTGGAGGAATGGAATAAATGTACATTTAGATGTGTATAGCAGTTTTAAATTATACGGTAGGAAAGATTTAGATACTCACTTTACGGAAATATTCAACAAAATTGTTGAACATCCAAATATGACTTATTACGGCACCGTAAGCAACGACGAAATCCGAGAGGCTTTAAAACTATCTCATATATTGGCATTTCCGTCAACATACCCGGAAACGTCGTGTTTATGTCTTATAGAGGCGATGTCGGCGGGATGTATTTGCGTACACAGTTCCCTAGCAGCTTTACCGGAAACGGCTAATGGGCATACGATGATGTACGAGTACAGCGACGACCAAATAGAGCATTGTACAATTTTTGCGGAAACGCTCATGAAAAGCGTTTTCATGTTCAGAAAAGTATCGCTCCAACCTCAGATAGATTATGTCAACACAACCTTCCACGTTGACCGCGCACGGAAACAATGGAAAGATTTACTTAATTCTGGCTCCTAGAATGCTCTCTTTAGGACGACGAGGGTTTATACGAGCAACAGTTCTTGTGCTTTTTTTTTATCCTAGCTATGTACGTGCGGGTTTATAAAATATATATTTTACAATATTTTACAATACTTTACAATACTTTACAATACGTTTTAAAAAATGTCTAGAGAATCCCAGAGTTGAGCACAATCATCACGGAGCAGCACCACGGAGCAGCACGGAGCAGCGCGGAGCAGCACGACACATCAAACAAATCGCAGAACAACAACATTGACATTGACCAGAAGAACGCGCCATGTCGAACCAGCGCGAGGAGAGCACGTCTGCCGTGGAGAATTCAGTCAAGGACGTTGTAAATAATTACAAACACTCTGGCACCTCTTCGGATACATATAATCCAAAAATTGCAGGAACTTTGAGAGCTACAAGATCCTTGCTTGATGATTTTTTCAAGAAAATTAACCCCGTTCATGTGACTTCAGCAATAGAAGACGAATTGCGTGCTACAACAGCCACATTCAAAAAACATCTAAAAGAAATCGAAAAGAAGAAGAACTTAGCGGCGACTAAGAGACAAGAAAGAACTTGTCTGCAAATAAAACAGAAAAAAAAGAAATATAAATACTTATACGCAGAGATTGGTCTTTACTTATACGCAGAGATTGGTCTTAATTCTTATCGTAATGATGACACAGATGATGGCATAGATGATGACACATATGATTATTATCAAAATATACCTCCTTTTGCTAAATTGGAAGAATCAATGACTGCAAAAGAAAATGACAACGCTAAAACCTTAATAGAGGAGTTCGGGCATTTGAAATTCCAACTACAGAACGCCATCCACGAAAAAAAGTCCGCCGAAACAACCCTAGAAGAAAAAAGAAAGGCTTTTAAAGCACAATACAGGAAAGATCATAATTTAGAGGAAATACCCGACGAAGATGAAGATGGTCATATAAATTATCGGCGACAGAAATTGGTAGCGTGTTCTTCTTATCAAGACGAAGTACGGGCGCGGATCAAGCACTTGTTTCATGTTCAAAAAAAACTTGAAGATGTAAAAGCAGAAATGAAGGCAAAATTACAGGAGCTTCAATCATTACGAGATGACCTATATAGACTGCTGCTGCAGAAGCCAACCTCCAAAAAGCGAAAACCCAGCGCCGAGAAATTGCCCCCCAAGAAAGCCAAGAAAGAACAGGCTCGATATGCCACCGGCACCGATTTCGAAGATGAACCCGAATCCGACGAGGATACTCTCAGTGCCTCCGGCGCCGGCTACGCCAGTGCAGAAAGCGCCGCCGGAAGCAGTGTATCCGTTGACCCGCCGCGTCCGGATGTCCCACAGGACCGAGAGACGCGACAATTATTAAACGCTGAGATCAAAGACGACGCAAAGCAAATCTCATTGTCCTTTTCAGACGAGTATGGCCAAGAGTACAATGCGTATATTCCTATTAATCGGAAAATAAAATACAAAGTGTTTCTTCCACGTTCAGACGAACCGATTTATTGTTCGACAGCGGCATCCGTTGCGGCGTGTCTCAAATCTAATGGCGTTGATTATAAGATGTGGAAGGT